TAAGACACCTCTGCCCCTGATTTTTTAGGAGGAAAACATTATGGCTTGCAAAACAAGCTGCAAACTCTGCAAAAACTTAGTAATTTCAACGGCTGTCAATTTTGACAGCGCAAACAACCAGCTTATCATTGCTTTGCCCGCTGGTGCGTATCTTGACGGATCTAAAGTGTGCATCGTGGTTTCACAGTCTATCCCTGAAAGCACTACTATCAACGCAGCAGTCGTTATCACAGTCGGTGACGGGGCAACTCGTTACCCTCTGACCGACTGCAACTGCGCTCAGGCAACCGCTGAGAGTATTCATACTCGCACCCGCTATGCTACCCGCGTTGCAACGTCTGCGACCGGCACCGGAACGTTCAAATATCTTGGATGCTTCTGCCGTTCCCACGCCGGTGCGCCCGAGTCCATTTCTTGAGGAGGTTAGATTATGGGCAAGAACACTTTTCGCCGCATGATGATGCTTCGTGACCACGACAAAAGCCGTGAACCGGAACGTGACCGCCTTGAGGAAGAGCGTGACCGCAGAGAGCGTGAACTGGAACGCCGTCTGCGTAAGCTTGAAGGTGGCAACGACCGCTATCCCTACTATCCGCAGGAGGAGAACCGCTACATTGACCCATACCCCATCCCCCGCTACCCTGACGTAGAGTATGGACGCAAGATGCCGCAAATCGGCTTCTCGCAGAACGGCGACTGGGATAAACGGTCTGGGCAGTATGAACGTGGCGGTGCAGATAGCCGCTCCATCAAGATGCCACGCCAGCACCTCACCCACGATGAAGCTGAGGAATGGTGCGACAACATGGTGAACGCTGATGGCACGAAAGGCTGTCACTGGACGTTGGAGCAGACGCAGGACGTTGCCAAGCAACGCGGTATAACCTGTGATAAAAACGACTTTTGGGCTACGATGAACATGATGTACAGCGACTACGGCAAAGTCGCAAAAATGTACAGCGTAGACAACACCAACTTCTACGCTGACATGGCCGCAGCGTTTTTGCAGGACAAAGACGCTGTGGATGGAAAACTGGTCGAGTACTGGGAGTGCATTGTAGAGCGCGGATAAGGTCTGCAGACTTTTTGCAGACTTTCGGATAGCAATTAAGTGCAAATATCGGTTAGTATTCGATAGTATCCGATCTGCTGCAAATACAAAAAATCCGCATGAACGCTGGATTTCCCAGCATTCATGCGGATTTTCATTTGGTGCGAGGGAGGGGACTCGAACCCCCTTTATATCGCGTCAAGTCGTGTTTTTCTTAGCTTTGCAGACTTTTTGCAGACCTATTTCTTACTTTGGACATACGCATCCAGCTTTGCGATGTACTGTTTGTCCTCTTCATCGCGCAGCTGCTGGTATATCTTTCGGGTCGTTGAAATGTCTGCGTGACCCATAAGTTTCTGGGCCACCATGTCCGGGATGCCGGCGTAAAAAAGGTTTGTCGCGTAAAAATGCCGGAACTGGTGCGCCGTTACAAGCGCTTTCCACTTGTAGTACACCCTGTACTTGCCCGGTTTGCCTTTGATCCGGGCGCGCTTCTCCTGCTTCACACTCAGGCCGAGACCCCGACAGTAGATCGCCCAGCGCCACTCATACTGCGACTGAGACAGCGGCTTCGCTTCGCCGGACATTACATAGTCCGTATCTGCGTGACCGGCTTTCTGCTCCAGCAGCATCGGACGAAAGGTCGTCAGGATGGGCACATCTCTGTATCCCTTCTCTGACTTTGGCGTTTCCTCATAGGCGCGGTTACGGTCCCATGGCATTGCAGAACGCACATGGATCACATTTTGCTCAAAGTCCACGTCTTTCCATTGCAACCCGTTCGCCTCGCCGAGACGGAGCCCGGTGTACTCAAAAAGCTGTGCCCAGAAACCGCATCCCTCTGGATGCGCGTCAATAATATCCCGCTGCGCTTTTGTAGGCTCTAATCGCTTCCCCTTTTTCATCCCGGCGGGTGGTTTTGCCAGAAGAACCGGATTGCTGGTACCGTGATAGTTGGCGCACCAGAAGGTAAAGATACAGGATAGCACGCTTTTTGCATTGGTGATAGTATGCAGTGCCTTGCCGTCCATCTTCATGCGCTCCATATATCCGCAGACTGCCTGCGTGTCGATGTCGGCCATCGGCGTGTCGCCAAAGCATTCCAGAAGCGGAGGGATATTCTTGACGTAGGCGTTTATTGTACCACGTTTTACCGGATTTGTCGAGCCTGTAATGTAATTTTTGTACGCGATTGCCATTTCTCGGAAGGTGGCACCGCCGTTATTTTTGCTTTCTTCCAGTGTTGCCTGCCGGTAGGCTTCTTCATACTTTGCAGTTGCTTCGGCAACCGTGGCGCCCAGGAAGTGCTTATACTTTCCGTCCGGCATTTTGCGCTTGATCTCGTACCGGCCGTCAGCGCGTTTCGTTCTTTTTCTTGGCATCCTCTATCGCCTCCTTGTTAATGGAGTAGACATCTTCCGTATTTTTTGCTGCCGCCATTCCGCAGTCTCGCGCCTGACACAGCATTTCAATATTCGGTTGCAGCCCTTCGGGATCTACGTCCGTTTTTGTGGCAGTGGCAATCTCGTAGTGGCTCAGAATCGTATTGACCACGGCCACCCTATCCCGCAGCGGCGTATGCAGGTTAGCTACCATCTCGGTAAGCACGCTCAGGTGATCCGATCCATGCGCGCCGTATCGGATATACAAGAGAGTATCCACCTCGTAGGCGCTACATTCTTCGATGGCTTCGTGCAGCATCCGGCGCTTTTCTTTGTCGGTGGGGTCATCTTCCAGCCGTTCCAGCAGTCCCGGGTGTATGCAGGAATCCAGATACCGCTCCAGCGAAACCCCACAGCCCACGAACCACTGCATCATCATGGGAAAGGAGATCGCGTTAATTCCCTGCTCCCACTTAATTACGCTTTGTCGGCTTACGCCCATTCGTTTCGCAAGTATGGCTTGGCTGATTCCGGCCTCTGCCCTTGCTTTTTCCAATGTTTCCGCAACACGCAAAACCCAATCATCCATTTCCAAACATCCCCTTTTTTCGACAATTACACAAAATTCGACTGTTTTTCTGTCTTTTTTGGTTTACCATAAACTTCCAAAATTTGATGTCGAATCTGTTCCTTTTTCCGTGTTATAACATAATTGTCAAAAAAATCCAGAAGGAGTGCAAAAATAATGGATAACATCAAGGTTCTGAACGAAATCCCGGAAGATATGGTAATTATTGACGGCATGCCGGCATCCAAACCGCAGAACGCTGATGGAAGCCGCAAACCGTGGGAGGGTTAAGCTATGATCAACACAAATACCAAGGAAGCTATGCTCTACGCCTACGCACAGAACGACGTGCGCAAGCTTGTCTATCATCTCTCGCAGGCCGGGTCTGATGGGTCTGCCTATGATGCAGCCTACCAGATCCTGAAAGCTGCCGTTAAGGATCACGACGCCGGCCACGACCCCGGTGCACGGTATCGCAATATCAATGGGCGCATCGTTGCAGTGCCGGCAGTGTCTCCCTGCCCGTGTGATCAGGAGCGTTAACCTCAAAGTTAATTTTGTCGGGCGTTCAAGGTGTCCACAGTGGACACCTTTTTGTTAATTGCCCCCGGCGGGCTGGTGCAAAAGCTCCATGAATTTTTCACCGCTCATAAACTCAATGCTTGCACCTTCGGCGTTCATCTGCTCCGCCTTTTTTATTTTGGAGGACTTTTCGCCAAAGCGTTCAGCCCATTCTTCTTCCCTCTGGCCGCAAACAAGGATCTGCGTGCGTGGGCTTAGCTTTATGCGTATCTTTGCACCCAGCGCAGCGGCCTGCAAAGACGCCTGCTCTCTGTCAATTGGCAGCTGACCTGTTATCACAAGCGTTTTCCCATACAGCGGATGCCGCGGGTCTGCTTGCTTATTTTCGGGGTACAATACACGACCGGAACGGCTTTTCGGCTTTGTCGGCGTGGGCGCTTGTGCTTTGACTTCTTTGCTTTTTGTGGCAAAATTATGCACCTGTAAAGTTGCCTTTACGTCCTCCAAAGCATCGTGCGCGTTGTAGTCGTACCCGATTATTCTGGCTGCGCTTTGCAGTGCCATGCGTGAGCGGTGGCCACCGCTGGATGCCTTGCAGTAATCCACAATTTCCTTCATGGGGTCGCACCAAAACAAAATGTAAGGGTTTATTCCGTTGACCATTAGAAAGCTCTGTTCAAACGAGCAGTTATAGGCCAGAACTTTGTCGGCGCGGGAAAGAATATCCTGCACATAGGGTGCCACCTTCTCAAACGGCGGGCAGAACGCAACGCGGGGCGGGTATATTCCGTTTACGTTAGAAGCGCTTTCCCAGCTGTTGTGCCGCACTGCTCGGCAGTACTGGTTCATCAGCACGTTTTCGTCCTGGTCGATGATGGACACTTGCAAAATTTCATCTGTGTCGCAGTTCAGGCCGGTAGTCTCAAAGTCAATGACGACCGCTTGATAATGCGCGTCTGCGGCGCGTCTTTCGTCCTGATCGGCGGCAAGTTTAGCCAGATGATCCTGCTCATACAAGCCATCTGGCGGATGCGGCGCTTGGCGCGGCTCTCTTTTTACAGGATCAGGGTAGTCCACCGTGAGCTGCAAAACGGTTTCAATGTGGTTTTGCTCTGCTTGCTTTTTCTTTTCGTGCTTTTTGTAAAGGGTATATCCGGCAGCAGCTACAATAGCTATAAGAACCAAAATTAAAACTGCCGGGTGTACCTTACTGCAAATCGTAAACAAAAATAAAAAAGCAAAAAATATCAGAGCTACCAGAAAAGGCATCCAGACAAAAACACAAAACAAAATGTACAGACAGCCGGGTGATTTTTGCTGATTGTTTTTCATAATACTTCTAGGCTCAATATGCAAACTTCATAAATTTACTTCCCTGTTTGTGCGCTTCTACCTTTTCCAGTGCTCGCGCACGAACAGCCGGTGATGCTGCGCTCATGCAATCGTAAGCTTCCATAATCTGAGATATAGCGTTTCGGTCATTTACATAAGTGCTCATTTTATAATCGAACTGCGCATTGTCTCCTTTAAATCTGTATGTAACCTTTTCTGCGTTGATGGATTTTTTCAGCATTGAGATTTCCTGCTCATCTGCAATATCATCGCCAAGCTCCCAGACGTAAACATTGTCGGTAAAAATCTCTTTTACTACTTTTTCGCTTTTTTTAGCTCTATCAATTTCTTTTTTGTAAACTTCACCATCCACTGAATAAACTATTTCGTCCCAGAAAATCCAGTTTTTTGCGTAATAAGTGTACATCAACCGTAACGGTTGAACATTATTATCAACAACGCAAAAATACGGAAGAATAAAATTTGTCTGATTCAGTTTGGGGTAATCCTTCCAAAAGAAAAAGTCCACGTTTTCCACGTCATCATGTTCGCGGTAAACCGTATTGTTTAACTTCTCGGCAAGTGCATCCACCTGAAGATCTTCTAGTTCTTCCTGATACAATTTCAGCTTGTCGTAGTTAGAAACCATTGACTGCCATTTTGTCGGCATGGAATTGAAAGCCGCCTGTGCGTTATTAATTGCAGTCTCACTTTCCAGAGTAACCGGGGCAATCTGGCTGATCAGTGCTTCTACCTGCTCCGGGGTTACAGCACTATTCTGCTGCGCAAGCACCGCAAAAGGAACGTCCCCGGCGGGGCTGGCGGCCAGTGCGGGCAGCGCAGTGCCTGCCATCAAGGCTGCCACAAGGCTACCCGCCACAATAACTTTGCATTTTTCCGCAATTTTCATTCGAAATTCCTCTTTTCTCTTGATTTTTAACGACAACAGTTGTAACATAGAATTACAAAATACAACAAAAAGGAGTGTTACTTATGCATGACGCTGAATTTCTTGCCTACCTGAAAGAGCATCCAGCACTGTGGGGCATTGTAATGGGCGTTTTGCTGGAGCATTCCAAAACCGAAGATGCTGCTCAGGCGTCCTGAAACAGCCGCCGCACAAGAAAGGAGACCTTATATGTTTGGATCTACCCGCAAAAAAGATGTTTGCGAGAAAGACACAAGCAAATTCTCGGAAGAATTCCCCATACTTCCTACCTGCTCGCTTACTGGGGGATTCTACAACCACAGCTTAGCGCTGGATAAAGATAAACCGATTCCTCAAGAAACGTTTGACTTTGCAAAAGAAATCATGCAAATCATGGCAGAACGGAAAATCCCATACCAGACTGCCATGTATCTGCCTGATGCTTTGCATTGCCTGTTGGAAATGTCTTTTTGCCATCGGGTCTTTACCAGCGTTGTCATGCCGTTACCGGAAGATGGAGACGAGCAGAGCGATAGCCGAGACAATCAGGGCAAGAACTGACAGCTTGTTGGCGAACCGCGTCTCGTTCAGCGAAAGCGTTGACATATTGTTTTCAAAGTTTTTTTCATTTTCTCGGCGATTGATATAACGTAGATAAAGTTCGCCGTCTTTAGTGATTTGATACACATAGCCGCGTATTTGCATTTTGGCCGGCGAAACTTTTTGCTCTACAAGCTTTTTCTCGTACAGCGTTTTTACTCTTTCTGTCCATTCGGAGGTACAATCCACCGGTCCTTGCGCTATCACGCGCAGCGTGTTCAGCTCGTCGGTGGATAGCACCAGCTGCTCAAAATCCATTGCGGTCACTCTTCCTTCGCTTTTCCGTTTTCCAACACAGCCAGCGCGGCGGCTTTTGCGGCTGCACGCGCTTCCGGCGTTGCATTTTTATAGGCTGCTTCTACATCAGCCCATTCCCATTGGAGCCCGTCCATCCCGGCGGGCTCTTTTTTTGTGCCCATAAGCTCTTCAACGGTAATACCAAAGTAGTCTGCAATCTTTTTGCGGTTTTTCACCTGTGGTAATGCACCGTTTTTCCAGCTTGTGACGGCAGAGCGTTTAAAGCCCAATTCTTCAACAACAACTGTCGGCGATTTTTCAATTTTTTCGCACTGATTCACAAAATTATCCCAGAACAAAAATCACACCTCCTTTTTGTTCATTTCGCCAAATATCAAACTTTATCATACTTTTTGAGTTAAAGTTCTTGAAAGTTTGATAGAGTTCGATTATAATACAAACATACCGAGCGGCTGACCAGAAGTCCCCATACTCTCCGATCGCTGCCGGTACTTCACAGGGCTGCCACGCCGCGGTGAACCTTCACAGCTAAGCGGGGAATTTTCTTATACCGTCCTGTTGATCAGGTGCCTATGCGCGGGCACCGGGTGCAAGAAGCAGAGGGTCGCGCGTACCTTCCGATCTGCTTTCTGCCCTAAACCCAAAAATATTGCCAAGAGTAAAAATGATAACCGCAATATCATTTTACACCATCTTGTATGGCTTGGCAATGTTTTTATAGCGATATTTTGAAATGATTTTCAACCATGGAGGTGGAAAACTTGCCGACCATTGAATGGAAAGCCGAAGTAGCCAAGCGCAAAATGATGCTTGGCTGGGGCAACCGTGAGTTAGCCTTGCATGCGGGCTTGTCGAAAGGCGTTGTGGACAAGTACATGTCCGGGCACTACCCCAACGAAACGCCCAAAGAACTGATCGAGACTGCTTTGGGAATGAGGTGACGCGGATGTTGGTATATATGATGTGCTTCATGGCGGGCTGCTGCCTGATGGCGTTTTTGTTTATCTGCGCCACAAGGCCGCCCCGCAAAATGCTGGGGGTCTGGCTGGCGTATTTTGGCTTAATTATGGCGCTGGCATGGCGCATAGGAGGTTTGATGGTATGAGAAGTTGTTCATTTATTTTGGCTGATCTGATGGTCGCCCTGGGACGCGACCCCTACCACGCAGCCTGCACCGAGATGTGGCTGATGGTGATGATCATCGCGCCGGCGCTGGTGCTTGCCCCTTACTTGCTGTGCCGCTGGGATGAGTATATGCGCGCCGAGAACGCCCGGCGGCGTGCGGCGCGGAAGCGGATCTATGAGAGGGCACGGAACCATGAGTGATATTATTCACCGCTGCGAAGAATGCGGCGCGGTGCTGCCGGCAGGCACCGGAAGCCGCAGACTGTACTGCGATGTCTGCCGCAAGCTCCGAAAGAAAGAGACCAACCACAACTATCAGAAAAAGCACATTCTCGGGAAAAGTCCAAATCCGCCCAAGGTACGGTATTGCACCGCGTGCGGAAAGGCACTCCCAGCGGATGCTGCACCGAACCGGAGGTACTGCATTCCTTGCGGCGATAAGGTGCATCTGGAAAAAGCAAGAGAACGCGCCCGGCGGTTGCAGAAGGCAAAGCCGAAAATCAAAAAGTTGGCGCCGCCTCAAAAGCCTGCGCCGAAGGAGAAGCTTTCTCGCGGCAGGCACCGCAAGGTAGACAAGCCCTGCAAAGAGTGCGGCACGATGATGTACGGCGTGGACCCCGGCAAAATGTTCTGCGAAGCGTGCAAGAAGCGCAGATACGGAAAGTCCAGCGTGGACACCGGCACGCTGCCCGGTATTGTAAAACCCAAGGAAAAGCCCAAAACCAACCACGATCTGATCGTGGATGATAATGCTGCTGCCGCAGCCAAGGGCATGAGCTACGGAAAATTCAAGGAATGGCAGCGCAGACAGAAGGAGTTGAAGGAACGTGGCGAGATCTACTAGAAACGAAGCGTGGCATGAGAGCTACGCTGCTATATTTGGTCGATATGGCTGCATCCGGCTGACTTTGGAGCAGGTCAGCGTATGTATGGGCATCCCGGCGCGGTATGTGCGCAAGCGCTACCCGGAAGGCTGGTCTAACATGGCCGGGCAGGAAGGCTCTGGCCGCGGCAACACCATCAGGCTGGATACCCTGCTGGATCAGGAATTTGGTACTTACTGAGGAGGAGACGTTATGGAAACCACGAAAACCGTTATCACCGGCAAGCCGCTCATGGACTTGGACAGCATCCCGGATATGCTGAGCGATGTGGAGAACGATATCGACCGCAACTTTGCCCCGGCGGGCAAGCTGATCGACCCGGCAAAGGCAGCGCAGGCGGTGAAGGACAGCGTTGACCGCGGCACACCGACCCGCGAGATCGCCACCGCAAGCCGGTATCTGATGCTGGCTGCCGTGAGCATCTGCACCGACAGCATGAACGCTTTTGAGCACTATCTGGATGCAAGCGAGGAGTACCAGCGGGACAACGCGGAGTACATGGTGCTGGATGGCCGCAAGGCTGCCGCACAGATCCAGAGCATCCTCGGCGTTATGTCTGAGCTGGAGGGGCTGGAAGAACATTAAGACTTTTTGGAGGTGGCGCAAAATGGCAAGCAAAAATGGAATGCGTACCCGCGAGCGGATCTGCTATCTGATCGGCAAGTATCAGTGCCGGCTGGAAGATGAACGCATCTCCGACCGGGAGAAAAAGATCTACGCGGACGTTCTGGAAGATCTTCGGCATCTTTTGGAAACGGCAATGCAGGAAGGGCTTCAGAGCTAAATTTCCGGTTTCACACCAATGGCGGCAGGTGGATAAACAAAAGCCGCTGCCATCCCCTTTAGGCCGCCGAAACATTATTTTGTGTTTTGCGCCTATTGTGACAAGATGTGTGGATTGGGACCACACGGGACCCCGGCGGGCCTTGAGAAGCCGGTAATGTGCAGATAGCAGCACTAGTAAAAAAATCCGCAACAACCTACTGCGTCAAAAGGTGGGTGACTTTGTATCCGTAAGACTCGCACCCGGTAATAAACAGTTGAAAAGTAGTGTCGGTGACTGCTGGAACATAGACAGCCTTCCAATGGCGGCAGGAAGTAAAACAAAAGCCGCTGCCAGCGCAATGCGCAGAACAAAACTATGGAGGTATGTATTATGAGCCATGAACGTAAAGGCGGGCATTTCCGCCGCCAGTACAGCGCACAGGCCAAGAGGGCCGGCGAAGCCATGATGAAGGTGATGCGGGACTTTGCAGAGCCGCTCAGCGTGCAGGACGCACGGGATGCGTGCACCTTTTGCCGCAACATTCTGGAAAGCCAGGTGCGCGGATGCCCGTACAATGACGCAGCGCTGGAAGCGGAGGAGGATCTGGATGCGGTTGCAAACGCTGATGAACCCGATGCCTAAATCCCCCACCTACGAGGAGACCGCCACCGGCTACGCCATCGCCGCCATGCGCATGGCAGAGCTGCCGCCGGATACCATCCAGCAGGTGGTTACGGAGATGCGCGTTATGATCGACAAGTATTCACTGGGCGAGGCGGCGCAGATTGCCACCTCCAGCCCCTACTGATGGAGGTGGTAAGGTTGGCAACGCCAAAAGCTTCCGGGCGCGGCAGGCCGCAGAAGAGCGCTTCTGCGGCTGTTTGTGCCCCGGACGTCAAGTTCCCCGTTGAAGTGCCAAAAGCCCCGCAGACAGCCCCGCAGGCGGTCTCGGTGCTGATTAAGGCCATCAGCGAGGATGCAATCAAGCTGAAACTGCTTCCCGGTGCCAATGCCGTGCGCGATATGATGGACAAAACCTTTGGCGCTGCCGGCTGGACCATGCGGCGCTATTTTGCCGATGGGCGGCTGTGGTGTCAGGTGGGCGTATACAGCCCGCAGGAGCGGGAGTTCGTCTACAAGGACGCGGGCGGGCTTTCTCTCCCCTGCCGTGACCCGGCTCTGATGCGGGAGGTCACCAGCTTTGTGTCCGCTGCCTCTTTCTGGGGTGTCGGCAGGGACGTGATGGAGCTGGACGACATTGTGCTCAAGAGCACGCAGGTGCCCATCGTCAAAGACGACAAGGGCGTTTGTCGGATGCAGACCAGCCTGAAGGTAGACCGCTTCGCCTACGATGACGCGGGCAGCATCACCATGGTGCAGTTTATCACCGGCGAGGGTAAGAAAATCTTATGGCCAGAGGCGTGATCGGTAAGCTGCCGGTGGTATATGACCCGGTCGCCCGGCGGGTGGTCGTGGAAAACTCTGCGGAGTTTGTGGAAACACAGATCCGGCAGAAGCTGGACGAGCTGGCGCACGGCAAGCCGCTACATCTGATTTTGTCGGTAGACCTCGAACGCAAAAGCCGTACGCTGCCCCAGAACCGTATGATGTGGGCGCTGCTTACCATCATGGCAGACCACTACAACGGCGGGCGCACCGGCGGCATCACCCCGGAGGACTGCTACACCGAAATGCTGGAGCAGTACGGTGCGGCGTTCGACTACTTGGAGGTTCCGGTGGGTGCTGTGCCCATCTTGCGCAAGTCTTACCGGCTGGTGCACGTTGTGGAGCTGCTGAACGGCAACCGCTGCACAGTCAAGTGCAGCCAGGGTTCCAGCAGTTTTACCACGGAGCAGATGGGGCAGCTGATCGACGGCATATTTGACCGGCTGGCGGAAATGGGCGTCAACGACCCCAATGTTACCGCCTACTGGCAAGAGTGGCAGGAGGTGCCGAAAAGATGATTGACCGAACATCTTACGAATACAAGCTGCTTGTGCGGTTGTACCAGCTTTTAGAACGCGGAAAGCACTTGAAAGACAAGGAGTTTATTTTGACTGTTTGGCCAAAACTTTTGTCTGTCACACAATTGTACATTCAGTACGCAAAGGATGCATTTACTTTTTCGGGGATGTCAGAATGCGTTTTTTTCAGAAATCGTAATTTTGGTCTGCCACTACGGTTTACCAATGAAACAATTTTCGATATGTGCATGTTGGACGAGGAGGAGTGATTATATGACGCAGAAACGGTTTAAGAAGCTGCTGATGGCGCAGGGCGTCTGCGCGAACACTGCACGCGGCCTTGTGGAGTACATGAAGAAGCTTCGGCAGAGCATCGAACAAGGCGAGAACCTTGTGCTGCTTGCGGATGCCGTCACTTGCGAGTTTAAGCCGGCTAGGATCTACCCCTACGCAGAAACCTACAAGCGAATCTTGGAAGGGCGTGAGTTCCTTGTCTGAATCCATTATGCAGACCCGGCGGGAGTGTTACGTCTGCCGGATGAAGTACGGCGTCGAGACTGTTAAGCACTTAGAGGAGCATCATGTGCTCAACGGTCCGCTGCGCCCGGTGGCGGAGCAGTACGGCCTGAAAGTCTATCTCTGCCACCGGCACCACAACGAGCCGGGCTACAGCGCCCACTTTGACCACAAGCTGCGTCTGTACCTGAAAAAGCAGGCGCAGCGCAGTTTTGAGGATGTGTATGGTCACCGCCAGTGGATGGCGGTGGTCGGAAAGGATTATTTGAAATGCTCAACGTTGTAGCGATCATGGGCAGGCTTGTCGCTGATCCAGAGCTGCGCACCACCCCGGCGGGGCATAGTGTGTGCAGCTTCCGCATAGCGTGCGACCGCAGTTATGTGCAGCAGGGTCAGGAACGGCAGGCAGATTTTATTGATATCGTGGCATGGCGGCAGCAGGCTGATTTTGTGTCCAAGTACTTTCAGAGGGGCAGCATGATTGCCGTTGAGGGCAGCTTGCAGACCCGGAATTATCAGGACAAAAACGGCAACAACCGCACGGCAGTGGAGGTTGTGGCAAATAATATCAGCTTTGCAGGCGCAAAGCGTCAGGACGGCCAGAATGCGCCCTCCTATGAGCAGCAGACTGCAAGCCATGTGGAACAGGCTAAGGCACAGACCAGCTTTGCACAGGGCAGCGCAGACGACTTTGCTGTGATAAGCGATAACGACGATCTGCCGTTTTAGGGGGGGGTAAGGCGTGAAAAGTAAAACAAAACCGAAACAGGACAGTTATGTTGTCTTGCAGCGCTGGATGCGCACAGAGCTTGGATTGAAGGGCAACGAGCTGACGGTGTATGCCATCATCTACGGCTTCTCTCAGGACGGTGAGAGCGTCTATAAGGGCGGGTATGGATACCTTGCCGACTGGACAGGTCTGAGCGAAAACGGTGCCCGGAACATCGTCAAGGAGCTTTTGGCACGCGGACTGCTGAAGGAGCTCAAAACAATGGTGGGCGGTATCCTCGTGAACCAGTACGTTGCAGTCCGAAATCCAACCCCGGAAACGGTGCCGGAGGATGGCGCAGACCCCTACAAAAATTGTACCCCTACAAAAAATGTACCCCTACAAAAAGTGTATCCGAACCCCTACAAAAAGTGTATCCAGACCCCTACAAAAAGTGTAGACAGGAAATATATAGGGAAACCTATAGGGAAACCTATCTATCCGCTCGAGGAGCGCGGAACGGATACGATGGATGGATTGGATACCGCACGAGAGGATGTCTTGGAACGATTCCGGGAGCAGCTGGAACTGGACACGCTGGAGCGCCGGTACGAGCCTGAGAAATTGGAGGAGCTGCTGGACAACATTGCGGATATGTACTGCTGCCCCGGCGCGATCCAGATTATCGGGCAGTATCCGCAGACCACGCAGTCCATCCGAAAGCGGCTGGACAAGCTTACCAGCCAGCACATCGAGTACGTTCTGGATGCGCTGCTCAACAGCACAAAGCCTGTCCACAATATCCGGGGCTACATACGGGCGGTGCTGCTGAACGCTCCCACCACCATGGAGCATTACTATCAGGCAAAGGGCAACAGCATCGCAGCTGGCGGAGGAGGTAGGCGCTGATGCAGGAGATCTGGAACGAGGAGCTCTACCCTCTCCCAAAGAGCAGCCCTTGCCGCAACTGCCCCTGTAAGGCGTGCTCGCCGAATTATTACAAGAAATGCACAACATGGCTTGCGTGGTTTGCAAAAAGCTGGGACAGCATCCAGCAGCAGGCCGCAAAAGCCGCAAGAATCTGAGAATGGGGATATCGTCATGAGAACAATGGCAAAAATCGCAATCATCAACCTGAAGGGCGGCGTGGGAAAATCCGTCACCGCTTGCAACCTTGCCTGCCTGCTGGCAGAGATCTGGTCCCGGCGGGTGCTGGTGATGGATCTGGACAAGCAGGGCAACACCACCAAGTTTTTCAACCGCTTTGCTTATGGCCGCAAGACCATGGGCGATGTGCTCACCCTGAACGCCGAAATGCAGGATGTGATCATGCAGACGGATTTTGAGCACGTCGATCTGGCACCCAGCAACATGGAGATGCTGCTTGCCAACAAAAACGTGATGCTGGATGTGCTGCGGCCGCAGTGGGACAGGCTGCGCAAGGCGCTGGACACCATCCACAACGACTACGATTACTGCATTATCGACTGCCCGCCTGACATCGACATGGCTACCGTCAATGCGCTGGCTGCCGCCGACTGGGTGTTCATCCCGGTGGACTGCGACGAGTGGGCGATGGACGGCATGGACGAGATCCGCGAGCAAGTGGATGCCATCCGGGATGCCTACAACCCGCAGCTGGAAGTGATGGGCGTGCTGGCAACCAAGTACACCCGTGGCAGGTACAGTGTGGACACCATCAACGAGATTGCCAACATGGACCTGCCCGCCTTCCGCAACCCGGATAACAGCATTTTGCGCATCGATTACAGCGTGAAGGTCAAGGAAGCCAAGGCACGGCACTTGCCGGTGCACAAGGTCTGTCGGAACATCAAGACCAGCGCCCAGTATAAGGCGCTGGCGCAGCTGGTAAAAAAATGCGTGGAGGGCGAATGAATGAGACCGATTGATGCGGATGTGCTGCGTAAGCGCATCGAGGAAAGAATTCAAGAGTTCGACAAAGAGACATCGGCATCCAGCGCTTTTATGGGCTATGCCTTGGATGATGTGCTTGATTACATCGATACCACGCCGACTGCTGCGCTTGAAACTGTTGCTCAGTACTGGCACAATCCTGAAACCGACCCGCCGAAAGTGGAAACCGAAGTGCTGATTTTGTACCGCAACGATATTGACGGATACGGGATTACGACAGCGCACTATGAAGATGGGAGCATTTTTTTACAAGATAGCAAATGGTATTGGGAAGACCTTCCCGATTGGGGAACATACGACGAAGAGCGGGACGACTACAAAATCCCGAAAGGTTGGTGGGAATATCGCCACTTCAACCAGGACGATGTTTACAACAACAAGATAGACTGTGCCGTGGTGGGCTGGATGCCGCTGCCGCCGAAGGAGGTAAAAAAACAATGAGCACTGGATTGTTGAACAGCCTGATGAACGCCCAGAGCCAGACGGCCACCCCGGCGGGGCAGCAGATGCAGGTGGTGATGATTCCGAGCCGGAATATCATCCCGAACCCGGAAAATTTCGAGATCTACACCCTCGGCGATATGGAGAACCTGAGGGATAACATTCGGCAGAACGGTCTCCGGCAGCCGCTGGAAGTCATCCCGATGGAGGATGAAACGGACTGCTATATGCTCATCAGCGGGCACCGGCGCTGGGCGGCGTGCGGGATTTTGTCAACGCTTGGAGACACGCGGTTTGACACTCTCCCCTGCCTGATCCGGGAAAGCCACGGCAAGCTGGACGACCGCATTGCGCTCATCACGGCGAACGCTACCGCCCGCGACCTGACCGACGGTGAGCGTCTGGCGCAGTACGAGGCACTGAAGGATGCACTGACCAAGAAAAAAGCAGCCGGACAGCTGGAAGGTAAGGTGCGTGACGAGGTTTGCCGCATTCTGGGCTTGTCCACTGGTGCTGCTGCTCGGCTGAACGTGATTGCATCCTGCGAGAATGAGGTCATCAAGGAGCGCTTGAAAACCGGAGAGATCGGTTTGATGGAAGCATACCGCAGCGCACAGGATTATGCGCGTTTTATGGGCGCTGCACCGGAAGAACCGGAGCAGAAAGAAGAACCTGCGGAAACGGTACCGAAAACTGCGTACCCAGCATGGGTCCTTGAATGCGCAAAAGAGGTTTGCGCATCAGATTGGGTCAAATCGGCTCGAGAATTTACAGCGAAGGCTCTTATGGATGCAAAAGGCGACCTTTGCGGACAAAGCTTAAAAGATGGGTTTGTTGATTATAGCTACGGCAAAATACGATTCTGGGGCGGCAAAAATGGAGAGTTTACGTTTACATGGGCAAGATTTGTGAAGGCGTGCCTGGAAAATGGGATTTACAGTCAGAATCGGAAAAAGTCGTCTTTGGATGCTGCCATTGCTGTGGAAAACAAAACTGCGGATATCCAGACAGCGCAGGTGGAGCAAAACCGTGGGATGGAACCGGGGAATGCTGCAGCCGTACCCGAAAAAACGGGAAATGCAGAAGAAGAGTGTCCTGCAATCTCGAATACCTGCATTCGTGGAAATAACACGCTGCACAAGCTGGCAGAAAAAACGCTGGGTGAAAATGCAGCATGGGAACTGGAATGGGAAGATGTGCGTTTCCGGCTTGCATATTACAAGCAGCCTCTGCCCGGCGGGGCCACGCTGTGGAAGCGGATAGACACCACCAGAGAGGACGCCGGCCAGACCTGTGATGACTACGCCATCATCCTGCAGGACAACAGCTTCTTCACCTGCGGCTGGATAGGTTTCTATTCCGGCATTACGGATATTCTGACAGATTACTTTGAGCTGAAATAAATTTTGGGAGGTTGCCGGATGAAGCCACACGAATTTCGCCGTCTATATGCAATACCCTACGACATTGCCAAGCGTCGGCAGCGCATTGAGCGGCTGGAGATTTTACAGGCAGATGGCCCGCAGGCTGCCTCGGATGTGGTAAAAGCTTCTCACGGCGAGGGCAACAGCTGCGTTCTCGGCCATGTAACAGTGACCGGGACCGCAGATTCCTCCTACAACCAGCGTGCTGCGGAGATCCGGCGGCTGAAGGATATAAACCGAATGCAGAACAAACTGTACAACATCGGCGTGCACATGGTGGAGGACTGCGATGACCCGGAGCTTCGGGCGATGCTCTCGGCTATCTGCGTAGAGGGCAAAAAGCCGCAGGACGTTGCCCTGGAGCTTACCGAGCGGGGCTTTGACGTGGATGCAGAATCTATTCGCCGGAGGGTTTACCGGTGGATTCAGAAGAATGTGGGGTGATTTTATGGATTGCGTTTCTTGCAGGGTGCGTTTTCGGTGCCCTTCTAAAGCTGAGCCAAACTCTCTTGCGTGTATATTAACGCTGACCACTTACGGACAGAGAGAAGAAAGCCCGTGCCAGACACCCGGAACGCCGAAGTTTTGCCCAATTTGCGGGAAACCGTTGTGGGTTATCGGCACCGAACGATTTTGCGACAATGTCCAGTGTGTAAACAGATACATTCCGATGGGGGGACACAATAGACCATGGGAAAAAGAAGATTGATTGATGCAAATGCGCTTTTGCGTGAGATGCGGTATAGCGGTCGTGCTGCGTATATGCTTGTGCTGGCCGCTCCCACCATCGACCCGGAAACGCTGCGGCCGGTTTCTGAGTGGGAGTTGAATCCGTACAGATTTTCATGTGAGCACTTTCGGTGCAAGAAATGCCACCACATTGACTGTGTGGCTGACAAATACTGCGGTGAGTGTGGCTCCAAGATGAAAAACGCCGGTGTAAAACCGGAGGATATGCCAATTCCGACAGAAACCATTCAAAAAACAACACAAGTCCTGAGTGGACTGCATTGTGAGGAGGAAAAAAAATATGTTTCCACAGAGAAGAATAACGACCGATACACCGGATGGGAATTACTCGCAGGCTCTTAATCTGTTTGTTCGCGGCGAGGACGGATGGGTGCAGATGCCCAGCAGGGGTATAAGTCTCAATGACTACATGAAGCAGCTTATTAAGGCACACAATGCAGATATCGACACCGATGGAACGCAGGAGGAGTTCGATATGACCCTGTTCGAGCACCTGTTCGACGGCCCGGAGACTATCGAAGGACTGCTGGCGGAGCACTACACACTGTCGTGGGCTCTTGCTACCGTTCGGGAGAGACTCAAAAAATACGAGGACGCAGGCATCCCGGAAACCATGCTTAATGCGTTTGCGGCCGATGGAAAAATTCACACGTTACAGGACGTGAAGGATTTTATTGACGCCATGCCAAACGCAGCTCCAAAACCCCGGCGAGCCGGACAGGAGGATAAAAATGGATGAAACAATGACCGGCGTTTTCAAGTGCCGCTGCTGTGGAGCGGAAATCGAGGAAAAGACGAGCATTACAAGGGCTGTTGCTTGGGCAATTAGAGACATGATAGACGAACCTTGCGACGCTCAATCGACTACTGCTATTCCAAAATCGTCCCTTCCAGAACGGTATATCGTTCACTGGTGCGAAAAGAAAAGATTTTGTATCTGCGATCTTATCGGATGGGAAGTAAAATAAAAAACTGTGACTGTTAAACGGATTGCGTATTAGGAGGTTAATTTGTGATTATGGTTTACTGGCTTGCAGCCACTGTACTGATAGCTTGCCTGAGCATTCCGGTGTGTATGCTTTCCGTGCGGTGGGCATGGAAAAGCGGGTGGACAGTGCGGAAGATACTCATGGTGTTCACACCGGCATCTGTCGTGCTGGGCGGCGTTCTTGGGTACACAATAGCGTGTCTGGTACTCAATTTTTACGCATAGGCTAAGGAGATATCAATGAACGATCAAGAAAAATTCTTCTTTTTGATTTGTTATGCACTGCGAGGATTTGCTAAGCCGTCGGATGTGTATAGAATTTTCCATAATGCTTTGCCGGTTAAAAGAGCTTTGTATTATTTAAACAAGTGGGAAAGAAAGGGATTTTATGGCGATGGCGTAAGCGAATGGTCAGGCAGATTTTATCCGTCTAAACTTCCGAATGAATACAAAGCACTTCTTGAGAAGGTCGACCCGATTCCAATAGAATCTTACGAAAGCGATTACTTTTCTTCTTCTTTGGTTGCTGGCTATCTTTTGCCAGACATAGGAGAAGAGCCTGACCTAAAGTATATTAACAACAGACGGCATCAATTGGACGGAAGAGCTGAATGCAAAATGTGCGGACAAAAGCTTCCGCAAAAATGTTTATTCTGTGACCACTATTTTCCATTCGACAGAGAATCCGGTGGATGTGGCGCAACTCTGCAGAAAACGTCAAAAGACGCCAAATGCGGGATGTTTGCTTATCAGAACAACTGGACTTTTTCGTGGAGACAGTTTCCAAGAGTGAAAAAACCTTAGTTTGTCGAAATTGTCACAAAATTCACATTGTGCCACTTCTCTGCGTAGCTACGCAAAAGCCGTGTCACAAAATGGTCGGAATGTCACAAAAAGGTCGAAATGTCCAGAATGTCCCATTTTGATGTGGTAAAATTATAATGCAGACATTGACGGAAACGTGAATGACCTGCATCCTCATGACGAGCCCCGGCGGGAAGCATAGCACAGGCTTTTTGAATCTTCCTGTGCTCAATGGATTACCGCGCCGTCCGCTTCAAGATCCAGCGGCGCACACAAAACAAAATCAAACCCGGCGGGTGTCCACAGTGGACACCTTGGAAAGGAGTGCAATTCATGCTTGAGCTTTTCAGCAAACTGTTTTGGTCTATTGCAAAAGGCTGCGTGCTTGCACCTGTGTTTCGGGAAATTTTTCAAATAGCATTCAAAAGCAATTTTGTGTGCATCGTCTGGAGTATCGGTTTTCAGGCGAGCCGCACAAAGCGTGAGCCGAGGGCAGAGATCGGAGGGCGCGGCTGTATGCAAGGGGCGCGGCCTGTTATCCGCGCAGATTAGCAAAAGCTGCTGATACAATTTACTCGAAAATACTTTTACCCGCCTGTTATGCATGATGTGCACCGTGCATTGTAGGCGGGCATTCTTTTACGCTGCGTTAGCTCAACCGGCAGAGCACCCGGCTCATAACCGGGTCGTTGCAGGTTCGATTCCTGCACGCGGCATGATATATTCCCGTAGCTCAAGTGATGGAGCAGCGGTCTCCAAAACCGCAGGCTGCAGGTTTGATCCCTGCCGGGAATGCCATTTGCGTACCCTGTGAGGGGGCTGCGCAGATAGCCGGGCATCTGGCGGCGAAAGTACCGGATGCAGCAGCACTCCACCCGTTTACGTTGTCCGAGAAACTGAATGTATACTGGGAGTGCTGCTTATATTTTGTAAGCAACTTGATGATACAGATATATGACCGATAAGTTTTACAAATGGCTTTGCAGCTTGATAGCATCGGGTGATGTGCATCCGTTCTACTGCTCCTCGCAATGGGTGCGGTTGTCGCACAAAGTTCTTGACATGGACAAGCACGAATGCCAGCTGTGCAAAGAGCGCGGGCGTTACCGGCGGGCAGAGCTGGTACACCATGTCAACCATGTGCGCCGCGCGCCGAAGCTTGCGCTGGATATCTGGTACACCGATGCAGACGGCAACCGGCAGCGCAACCTTATCAGCGTATGCAAGGACTGCCATGAGACTGTGTGCCACCCGGAGCGGCTGCGGAAATGCAGCGGCGGTGTGCCGCTGACCCGCGAGCGCTGGGACTGACTGGCACACCCCCCTCCCGAAAAAACGGGTTGAGCGGGTCGAGCCCTTATTCGGGGTGTCCCCTGATCGGCGAGCTACGCTTGCGCGCACGCACACGCGCGAGGATGGTATACAAATTGCACAAATATGGATGAAACGGAGATCGTGATGGGAAAAAGGAAAACACCGGCTACCGCCAGCGAAAAATACCGGATGGAACTGGAGGAGATCGAGCAGGCCGCAAAAGCAGCCAACTGCGACACAAACTTTTTGTATCGCTCCACGCTGGACCGGTATGTTACGCAGTTGAACCTTCTGGATCAGGCACAGAACGACATGGATGAGCGCGGCCTTACCGTTGTAAAGACCACCCCGCGCGGCGCGGAGATTGAAGTAGCAAATCCTTCCATTCAGGTTTACAACCAGACTGCCAGCGCAGCCAACTCCACCGTATCAACGCTGCTGCGGGTCGTGCAGACGTTCAAATTTATGGCGGCGAAGCCCAGCGAGGACGATGAGCTGTAATATTCCCCCGGAGATCTTGGAGTACATTGAGCAGGTGGAGAACAATGCTCCGCGTGCTTGCAAGGAGCAGCACGCCCTTGTTGCACTGATCCGGCGCGTTTTTGCAGCTGAAGATATTTATGTAGATGCCGAGCGTATGCGGAAATACTTCCGTATCGCCCGGTATTTTCCTTATGACCGCCTTTTTCCATGGCAGACCTTCGCGCTGGGGCTTTGGTTATGCACCTATCGCAAGGATGGGAGCCCTCGGTTCAAGACTTTGTTTGCCATGGTCGGGCGTGGCGCTGGCAAGGATGGCGTAATTGCCATTTCCTCGGCGGCGCTGATCAGCCCATACAACCCGGTGCCGCACTACAACGTGGATATCTGCGCCAACAACGAGGAGCAGGCCGTCACACCTGTGAAGGACATTGTGGAGGCGCTGGAAAACCCGAAGTGGGAAGCCAAGCTTTCGCGGTTTTACTATCACACAAAAGAGGTACTGCAGGGGCGCAAGAATCTAGGTGAAGTAAAAGGCCGCACCAATAACCCCAAGGGGCGCGATGGTATGCGTTCCGGCGCGGTCATCTTCAACGAGGTGCATCAGTACCAGAATTACGACAACATCAAAGTTTTTGTTACCGGCCAAGGCAAGGTTGCAGAGCCTCGCGTTGGTTTTTTTACGTCCAACGGCGATGTATCGGACGGCCCCTTAGACGATTACCTTGCCAGAGGTCGGCGCATTTTGTTTGAGGGCGAACCGGATGAGGGCTTTTTGCCGTTCATCTGCTGCCTGAACACCAAGGACGAGGTGCACGACCCGGAAAACTGGTGCATGGCAAACCCTTCCCTGCCCTATCTTCCGCATCTGATGCAGGAGATCCACGATGAATACCGCGACTGGAAAGAGCACCCGGAGCAGAACGGCGATTTTATTACAAAACGCATGGGCATCCGGGACGGCGCGAAGGAGATCTCGGTCACGGACTACGAAAACATCAGAGCAACAAACTGCCCTCTGCCAGATATGGCTGGCTGGAGCTGCACTGTTGGCATCGACTACGCGGAATTGGACGACTGGGCGGCAGTAGATCTGCATTTCCGCAAAGGAGACCAGCGCTATGATATCAATCACGCATGGATCTGCGCAAACAGCAAGACCCTGCCCCGGGTAAAAGCCCCGTGGCGAACGTGGTGCGAAAACGGAGACTGCACCTATGTAGATGATGTAAGCATCTCGCCGTATCTTTTGACGGATTTCATCCGGGAAGCCGGACGGAAATACACCGTAAAAAAAGTGGCGCTTGACCATTTCCGTTACACCATGATGGCAGAAGCGCTGCAAAGTATCGGTTTTGACGCGAAGGATAAAAACCGGGTGAAGCTGGTACGCCCCAGCGACATTATGCAGGTTGACCCAGTGATACAGGATTGCTTTAACCGCAATCTGTTTACTTGGGGCGATGTACCGCATCTGCGCTGGGCGGTCAACAACACAAAGCGCGTGCGCAGCAGCCGAAGTCAGGGTGTGGATACCGGAAACTTTATTTACGCCAAAATTGAGGGCAAAAGCCGAAAAACAGACCCGTTCATGGCGCTGGCGGCAGCCATGACGGTGGAAAGTGATCTGGGCACCGGTCAGGTGCAGCTGCCAAAGATCGGAGCATTTTGCTGGTAACTTGCCGGTAACTTGCCGGAAGGAGAAAAACAATGTCTTTTTCTGAGAAAATCAAACAGTTTTTCGGGTTTTCGCCGCCCGAGCAGAAGATCACCACACATGATTTTCTGCTGAACGGCGATGACCTGACCTGCGAAATGCTTGGCTACTGGCAGGAATACCAGCTGCGCGACCTTGCATTTAACTGCTGCGTAAACCTGATCGCAAATGCGATTGCAAACTGCGAGTTTAAGACGTTCGAGCGCGGGCAACCAGTTAAATCGGATTATTACTATCTGCTGAACGTAGAGCCGAACGTCAACGAAAACAGCACAACGTTCTGGAAAAAAGTGATCTACAAGCTCTATGCCAAAAACGAAGCGCTTGTTGTTCCGATTCCGCGCGGTGGGAGCGTTGAGCTTGTGGTGGCAGACAGCTGGACAAAGCCGGAGTACATCCCCACACAGGAAAATGTATACCGCCAGATACAGGTCGGGCAGCAGTCGTATACCCGCGACCTGAAAGAACGCGAAGTGCTGCATCTGACCTTGAACAACGATGACGCAAAAAAGGTTGTGGATGCACTATATGAAAGCTATAAAAATCTGGTGCAGTCCAGCATTAAGAGCAACGTCTGGAATAACGGTCAGCACATGAAGGTGCACGTTACGCAGGTTGCCAACGGTCAGGACGATTTTGAGAAAAAGTTTTCTGCCATGCTGGAAAGCAGCTATAAACCGTTTCTGGAATCCGGCACCGGTATTTTGCCGGAATTTGACGGCTACGATTTCCAGCTGATGAACAACGGCACCAGTACAAAGGACACGCGGGACATCAAAGCCCTTTTTGATGACATTTTTTCTTTTACCGCGCGCGGGCTGGGCATCCCGCCCGTGCTTGTGCAGGGGGATGTGGCGGGCATCAACGACATAATCACCCACTGGCTGACCACCGGTATCGACCCGCTGGCGGCGCAGATCAGCAAGGAGTTCAGCCGGAAGCTGATTCCCAAGGCGGATTGGCTGCGCGGAGACCGCGTATATGCGGACACCTCCACTATCCAGCACTTTGACATGTTCTCTAACGCGGCGAACATTGAAAAAATCGTTGAGAGCGCAGCATACAGCATCAACGAGCTGCGCGAGGCCACCGGCGGCGCGCCGCTGCCTGATGAATGGGCTAACATCCACTGGATGACCAAAAATATCGCTACCGTGGAAACCGTTGCAAGGGACGCCGCCACGGAAAGCAACCCAAAGGAGGAATAATATGCCGAAACCCTATTTTGATATCCAGCAGTTTGGCGAGCAGACGGATATCTATATCTTTGGCGATATCACAAGATACGCCGATGAAGCCAGTCAGGAGACCAGCGCGTACAGTCTTGTCCAGCAGCTGAAGAAAATCCCTGATGCAGCCGAGATCAATCTGCACATCGACAGCTTTGGCGGAAACGTTTCCGAAGGATGGGCTATCTACAATGCACTGCAGAGCAGCCGCGCGCGGGTCACATCCTATGCAGACGGGTTTGTTGCCAGCGCTGCCATTTATCCGTTTCTGGCTGGTCAGGAGCGTATCGCCAGCAATGTGAGCGCTTTCTACTTCCACCCGGCAAGCCAGCATGCGGCCGGTTACGCTGAGGATCTGCGCAGCGCGGCGGATGCACTGGACCAGCTGACCGAGATCGGGCTTGGTGCGTTTACGAATGCCGGCATGGAGGAACAGGCAGCCCGCGACCTTGTAAACAGCAAGGCGTGGTACTCCCCTGCCGCTATGCTGGAAAAAGGCATTGCAACCAGCATCCGCAAAACCGGCGACGCTTCCGGCGTTTCCCAGAGCGTGCGCGGCCTGATCGTGCAGCAGCTTATGGTGCCGCATAAGGATGCAGAACCGCCTGCTGAACCGCAGCCCCAAGAACCGCCCGCAAAGCACAGCTTGATGCAGATGCTTTGCAATATCTGAAAATAAGCCGTAAAGCAGCACTTCCTTTGTGGGGAGTGCTGCTTTTTAAATACCAAAAAGGAGAAATCAACATGAATCTTTCTGAACTGTACAAGAACAATCAGAAGCTGAACGATCTGCGCCAGAAGCTGCACGATGCTTACAAGAGCAACGACGAGAATGCTGTGACTGACACCTTCCTGCAGATGTTCCAGACCGTGGGCGACATCAACCGCGAGGAGTACCAGCAGCAGCTGGACGGCATGAAGCAGGAGCTGGACAATTCCGTCCTGTATGCCCGCGGCGTGCGTCAGCTGACCAACAACGAGCGCGAGTACTATCAGGCCGTGGAGAAGGCCATGCGCGCCGACAACCCCAAGCAGGCGCTGGAGAACGTGACCGTTGTGTTCCCGCAGACGGTTATCAGCCGCGTGATGGACGATCTGGCATCCAAGCACCCCCTGCTGAGTAAGATCCAGTTTACCCCCACCGGCGGCGCGATCCGCATGATGCTGAACACCGACGGCATCCACAAGGCCAAGTGGGGCAAGCTGTGCGCCAAGATCGTGGAAGAGCTGACCTCCGGCTTCAAGGAAGTGGACGCAGGCCTGTACAAGCTGTCTGCGTTCATCCCTGTCTGCAAGGCACAGCTGGATCTGGGCCCCGAGTGGCTGGACCGCTACATCCGCGCAATTCTGGCGGAAGCACTGGCAAATGGTCTGGAAGAGGGCATCGTCATGGGCGACGGCAACGATCAGCCCATTGGCATGGTGCGCGATGTGAGCGATGACGTTGCCGTGATCGGCGGCAAGACCTATCCCGAGAAGGCAAAGGTCAAGGTCAGCGATTTCGAGCCTGCCACGATGGGCAACCTGATCTCCATGCTGGGCAAGACTGCCAACGGCAAAGACCGTGACCCGGATGATCTGATCCTGCTGGTCAACCCGCAGGATTACTACCTGCGCGTGATGCCTGCAACCACCGTGCGTGCCCCGGATGGCACCTACCGCAACGACATTTTCCCTGTTCCCCTGACCGTCATCAAGACCGCTGCGCTGCCGCGTGGTCAGGCTGTGTTCGGCATCGGCCACCTGTACTTTGCGCCGGTCGGCATGAACAAGAACGGCCGCATCGAGTACAGCGACGATTACCACTTCCTCGAGGACGAGCGCGTTTACCTGATCAAGCTGTACGCCAACGGCTTCCCGGTGGATAACAACGCCTTCCTGAATCTGGACATTACCGGCCTGCAGCCCATGACCTACCGCGTGACTACCGTTCCCGCGCCTGCCGCATCTACTGATGCAACTCTGAGCGCCCTGAAGCTGGGCAGCCTGAACCTGACCCCGGGCTTTACCTCCAGCAATGTGACCTATACGGCGACTACCTCGGCAGCCTCCAACACCATCACTGCGACCCCTGCCAACGCTGGCGCTAAGGTCAAAGTGGAAGTGGGCGGCAAGGAGATTGAGAACGGCAAGCCTGCGACCTGGAGCGATGGCAGCAACACCGTGACCATTACCGTGACCGCTGCGGACGGTGAGACCGTCAAGACCTACACCGTCACGGTCACCAAGTCCTGACCATGATCGGGATGTGCGATACCGAGCTGCTGCCGGACATCAAAAACTATCTTGATATCACATGGTCGGATGATGCATTGGATAGAAAGATCTGGGACATCATCGTAACCGGTATGCTCTATCTGGATAGCAAGATCGGCACAGCGCAGGACTACACGCAGCCCGGGCTTGCCCGTGCGCTGCTGATGGATTATGTGCGCTACACCCGCGACGGCGCAGCAGATATTTTCGAGCATAATTATCTGCACCTGCTGCTTGCGGCGAGAAACGAAAGGCTGGTGACTGACTTTGCAGAGAACACGAAAAAGCCCGACCCGCCCTGATACGGAGGTCAGCCAGACCTTCAACAGCGGGGTCGTGCAGATATTTTCTACCCGGGATGCCGCACCGGTCGGGCACTCCCCTATCGTGGAGTGCACGGCAAAGTGCACCCTGCGGTACGAGGAGCAGCGCCTTGGCATCAACCGGCTTTATTTGAGCCGCCAGAATCAGGCGGAGATCGTCCGGGTGATCCGCGTGCCGGCACCGCAGAGCATCGCTATTTCCAGCCAGGACGAAGCCCAGACCGAGGACGGCAGGCACTACCGCATCGACACGGTACAGGCCCTCCGAAGCTGGCCGCCTGCGCTGGATTTGGCGCTGCGTGCCGTGGAGCATGACTATGAAAACAGCTTACAGGAGGGCACCAAGGATGACATGGTATGAGTGCATCATTGCTGCCCACACAGCTGTTACAGACCGTGTAAGCCACGGCGGACGGATGAAGTCCAAGCGATACTTTGTTTGGCAGGAAGAAGCGCCGGATGACCTCGTTGCGGACGGAAAACACATCGAACGCGCCATGATCGGCACAACAGACCTGTTTACCTCGATGGAGTTCGACCCTTGGTGCGATGCGCTGGAAAAAGCGTTTGACGCTTCCGAGCATATCACATGGGAAAGGCTTCAGCCCATGTATGAAGCGGATACAAAAATCTGGCATTACCGCTGGAGGTGGGAGGTGTTCGGCTGTGGCTAGAATCGAAGCAAAAGGGCTGGATGCTTACATGAAAAAGCTTCAGAACCTGAACCAGAACACCGATGATGTATGCAAAGCCGGCGTTTATGCCGGCGCAAAAATCATGGGTGACAAAATCAAAGCCGCCGTTGACACAATTCCGATTCATAGCCTGCCATCCGGGCAAGAGCAGTATTATGCTCATCCAAATGGTCCGCCTATGAACGGATTGAGCCAGCAGCAGGCTGATGACCTGAAAAAAGGGTTCGGCATAGCAAAATTCAGCCATGAAAACTATGCGTGGAACACAAAGCTTGGCTTCAACGGATACAACAGCATCCAGACCAAAGGACATCCGAAAGGTCAGCCAAATGCGCTGATTGCGCGCTGCGTAGAAGGCGGCACAAGCGTGTGGGTTGCAACTCCGTTTGTTGCTCCATCCGTCCGAAAAGGACGAAAGGAAACGGAGGCAGCCATGGAGCAGGCTGTTGAAAAAAAAATAAAAGAAACGATCGACAAATAACCTGCGCAGGGTGTCCACTGTGGACACCCTGCTTTTTTGTATGAAAGGAGAAAACACATGGTAACAACTGGTTTTTCCAACGTCCATATCGCCACTTACGCTTCCGATGGCGGCGTTGTGTCCTACAGCGGTGTGCGCAAGCTGGGGCGCTCGGTGAGCATGAGCACCGATATCTCCACCAGCGACGACAACAAGTTCTATGCCGATGACCGGCTGGCGGAAACCGAGACCGGCTCTGCGTTTACGGACGGCAGCGGCACCTGCACCGTGGACGGCCTGACCGCAGAGGAAGAGGCTTTCATCATGGGCCTGAAAGCCGGCAACTCCGTAACGCCGGACGAGGGCACCGCGGTGGAGACCTACGAGTACGGCGCATCTATGGAACCGCCTTATCTGGGGCTGGGCGCAGTCAAGAAGGTGCAGAAGGACGGCAAGAGCATGTGGAAGGCAATCGTTCTGTGTAAGATCCGCTTTAAGGTGCCCAAGGATGATGCCGAGACGCAGGGCGAGCAGATCGACTGGCAGACCCAGGATCTGGACTTCAGCATCATGCGCGACGACAGCGCCATGAACCGGTGGAAGATCATCCCCAAGAAGGAGTTTGACACCGAGGCAGCGGCGGTTGCGTTTATCAAGAAGGCACTGGGAGGTGCAGCATGATCGAGGATAAGTACATCGCATTCGCGCACGTCAAGGATGATGAGTACCCCATGTGCATGACCATCAAGGCGCTTTCTGTGCTGGAGGGCACCTACGGCTCTGTGGACAATATTTTTGGCGTTGCCAAGGAAGCCGCAAAAACCGGCCGCGTTGCCGACCTTGCAAAGGCGGCACTGACCATTGCACCCGTGCTTGCGGATGCAGGCCGGGACTATGTGCGGGAGATGGCGGCAGAATCCAACGACAAGGAGTTTCAGGACATGGCGCAGAGCCTGCCGGACTTCCCTGCTGCTGCGGAGCTGGAAAAGAGCATGACGTGGGCAGAATGCCGCGCACTGTGGAACGACTGCGTTACCGCAATTGCACGCGGCTCCGGCCGCGAGGTGGAGGCTGAGCCGGACAACAGTGCAAAAAACGCGGAAAACGCCATGTGATACAGCTTAACAGAACCTGGTTCCTGTTTTACGGCCGCAAACTGGGCATGAATGAGCATCAGGTGCATTCGTGCCCGGTGGGCCGTATGCTGGATTATATGGCGTGTATGCAGATAGAAAACGGCGCAAACCAGAAGCTCTACGCCAGCGTGGACGATCTGGAAAAAATACGGTAAGGTGGTGAACGCATGGCAAAAACGGACATTGGCCCCAAAATAAGCGTTGAGGGCGAAAAAGAATACCGGCAGCAGATGCAAAACATCATTGCCCGGCAGAAAGAGTATGCCGCTGAGCTGAAGTCCACCACGGCATCTATGGACGAGAACACCTCCGCAGAACAGCGCGCTTCTTCGGTGGCGGCGGTGCTGCGCAAACAGATCGCTGCGCAGACGGATGCTTTGAACGCCCAGAAGGGTATGCTGCTGCAGGCCACTGAAAAATATGGCAGCGCAAGCACACAGGCATCTGCTTACCGGACTGCGGTCTATAAGACGAATGCGGAGTTGGAAACCTTAAAAAGCCGCCTGCGCGATGCAGAAAACGGCCTTGGAGAGTTTGCGTCTAAAGCAGATAACGCAAAAGGAAGTTTGGACGGCCTCACAAACACAGATGCCGGAAGCGGTATGTTTGACGGGCTGCAATCGGCAGTCACAAAGGGAAGCATTGCAGCCAACCTCTTCAGCAAGGTCTCAAGCACGATAATTGCAGCCGGAAAACAGGTCGTGTCTACCGGCGTGCAATACAATGCACAGTTGGAACAGTACCAAACTGCACTGACCAATATGCTGGGCAGCGAAGCGGAAGCCGTTGCTCTTTTGGATGAGATCAAACAGGACGCTGCCAAAACACCGTTTGATACTGCCGGTCTGGTAAAAGCAAACGAATTGCTTATTTCTACCGGCATAGATGCAGAAAGTTCCCGCAGGACCATTCTTGCATTGGGCGATGCAGTTTCTGCTACTGGCGGCGGCAATGACGAGTTGAGCCGCATGGCGCAAAACCTGCAGCAGATTCAGAACGCGGGCAAGGCAACCAGCGCGGACATCAAGCAGTTTGCGTATGCCGGCATTGATGTGTACGGCATTCTTGCGGACTACACCGGAAAAAGCGCCGAAGAAGTGCAAAAAATGACGGTCACCTATGACCTGTTGTCCAATGCACTGATTTCTGCGGCTGACGAGGGCGGCCGCTATTTTAACTCCATGAGCACCCAAAGCGAGACGCTGAATGGTCAGTGGAGCACGCTAAAAGATAACGCCACGCAGCTTGCCGGTCTTATGACAGGTGACCTGACCGACGGAGTAAAAACCGTAATCGGGCACATGAATGACCTTACTGTTGCCGCGTCAGAAGCGTATGACACGGGTGGATGGTTTGGTCTGGCAGATGCAATTGCCTCTAACATCCCGATAGTCTCGGAACTTAAAACCGGATTTGAGAATGCTACAACTGCCGCAATCAATTTTTTAGATCGCGCCAGTTATGCGTTGAACAAAGGCCTTGGCAAAGATGCTTACGCCGGATACAACAGCTACGAGGATTACCAAAAAGACCAGAAGAAAAAATCAAGCCAAACTGAAGAGGCTCGGCGAAAAGCGAGAGAAGAACGCGGAAGAAAACATGCAGAACGCGTTCGGCAGGCACAAGCACAAGCCGCATCGAATTATATTGTCCCTACTTACAACGGTTCCGGCAGCAGTGGTAGAAACGGCGGCAGCGGAGGCTCTGGCGGCAGAAGGACTACCACAAAAACCGCTCAGGACACCAAAAAGCTGGCGAAATCCGTTACCAACACCTCCAAGCAGCTGTTGCAGGGTACGGAAAACATTGTGGGCGCGATCAGCCGCACAGTGGAAACAGCTGACAATACCTACAACGTCTATGATGGAACGACCAAGAAGCTGAAGGGCACCACGACCGAAACCGTCCAGACCATCACGGACAGCTGGACGGAAATGGTGAACGGCGTTGAAACGCAGTTTAAGCGGGTACAGACCCTGACGGACGGCGTTGTGACCTCTGAAAAGGTGACTAGTTCTCTTGCAGACGAGGTTGCAAAAAAGTCCGTCCATACCCGTGCGGAGACCCTGACGGCGGCGCAGGCAGAGATAGACGAAGCCATTGGCTACGTCAGCCGGACTGCCCAGACCTCTACCGAAACCAAGAAAGTACTTAACGCGGAGACCGGAGAGCTGGAAGATACCGTTGTATCTGCCACAAAGGTAGTTACAGACTGCTATAAGCGCATCGTAGAGGGTCAGGAACAGACCGTAGAGCGCACCACCACTTACACTAACGGCATTGTAACGGACGTCAACGAAAAGGTTACCGACCTGAACACCAGCATCAAATACACCGAGGGCGCTCTGGGCGGCTTCTCCAAGTTCGTGCTGGATCTGGATTCTAAGCTGGGCGGGCTGGAAAAGGTTGCAAGCAACCTGACAAAAAGCCCTCTGGGGCAATGGTTCAGCGATCTGGCTCAAGGCTACCGCGCAAGTGATAGCTTTTGGGATAACATTGACGTTGTGGGCACGCTTGTAGGCGGCCTGACCGGTGCTGCACAGGGCTTTCAGCTGACAGGAAGCTGGCAAGGCGCAGTCGCTGGCGGCGTCATCGGAATTGTCGGCAAGCTGTTGGGAACGTCTATCAGCACCGAGGCGGGAAGCTGGGGCGCTGACCTTGTGACCGGCCTTGCAAAGGGCATTCTGGGCAATGGCGGTGTTATCGCTAAGGCTGTTTCGTGGATCGGCGGCATTATAAAGGGATTTTTGCATTTTTCGCGCCCAGACGAAGGCCCCTTGCGAGAGTACGAGAAGTGGATGCCTGATATGATCCAAGGCATGGCGGACGGCATCCGCGACAACGCTTACCTGCTGCAGGAAGCTGCCGCAGACCTTGGCGGAAAGCTGAAAATGCAGTTGCAGTACGATGTGGGCAGTGCAAACGGCTTTGCGCAGGTGGCTACCAACTCCCGCACGGTGAGCATGGGCGGCATCAACGTCAATGTGTACCCGTCTGAGGGCATGGACGAGGAGCGATTTGCCCAGTACACCATTACACGACTTACACAGATGATCAACGAGGAGGCGGCAGCCAGTGGAGAAGTACCTGTATTTTAACGGGCACAGCAGCACAGAGTACTGCTGCCATATCGAACACAAACCCAGCATCCCGACCCCGAACCGCAAGTATGAGGAGTACGAGGTTGCAGGCCGAAACGGCAAGCTGCACGCGGATCAGGGACAGTACGAAAATATCACGGTGTCGTATCAGCTGTATTTCCACGGCAGAAACCCTACCCCGGAGCAGCTGCGCAGCATCAAGGCGTGGCTATGCGGTACGCCGGGTGCATATCCCCTCTCGGACGGATACGACCCGGAGTACTTTTACCTTGCCATTGCGAAAATGGGCGATACCAGCAATATTCTGGACAAATACGGCCGATTTACGGTGGAGTTTGACTGTGATCCGCGGCATTTTTTGTGGTCCGGGCGGGAGCTGCAGGAGATGA